ATGGTATTGCAAGCACGGGAGCAACAAGTGGCGAAGACATAGATCATTCATTATCCATCGATGCAAAATCAAACGGAGGTTTGGTTATTGAGTCCAATAAACTCGCAGTCGATTTAGGTGCATCTTCGATTACGGGGACATTAGCCGTAGGTGATGGAGGGACGGGTGCAACAACTGCATCAGCGGCGGCATCTGCTCTCGGTGTCGGGGCAGAAGATTCTCCATCGTTTGTTACTGTAAATGCAAATGTGAATGCAGGTAATGTAACTTCAGCCAGTATAAAACTTACAGATCCAGGAATAACAGCATCATTCAGTACAGACACTATAATAGTAAACGCAGAAAACAGGACGTATGGTACAGCACCACTTGTAGTTGCTACAGGTGATATAGATAGCCTTTCTTTCAGTAATTTTATAGACGGAGCTCAAGTTGTTGTATCCATTCTTGCAAGTGGAGGAGACCGAGCAGTTTCCAAAGATCTTACAAATGTAAACTTTACTGTCCTAACAGAAGATGTAACCATCACACAAAATAAACATGGTCTCATGACTTTATCAAATATTGCAGGAAATGTTTATATGAACACTATTGCATTTTCATAAGTTTAAAAAAAATAAAACCTTACTATAATATAAAACATGTCTGGAGGTATTGCTCAACTCGTTGCCGTAGGTGCTCAAGATGCTCATCTCGTCGGCCAACCTGAAGTTTCATTTTTCAGGTCCAATTATAAACGCCACACAAATTTCGCCCAAACTGTCGAAAGACAGGTTATCCAGGGCAACCCCACTAATGATGGTATGTCCACTGTTAGATTCGAGCGCAAAGGTGATATGCTCGGGTATGTCTACATCTCGAATAGAGCTGTGAATATTACCAACTGGGCCAATAAAGTTTCTAAGGTTGAACTTTTGGTCGGTGGTCAGGTCATCGACGATCAAACTGACGCGTTTATTAGAACGCTCGCACCAGTTACTATGAGTCAAACATACTCTAAATACAAGTTTAATAATCAATACTTTTACCCACTTAAATTTTCGTTCTGTGAAAATGCTCAGTCCGCGATCCCATTGATTGCTCTCCAATACCACGATGTGGAATTGAGAATCACATGGGGTTCGTCGGCTCCAACTGATGCGGAAGTATATGCCCAATTTTACCATCTCGATACAGACGAACGAACGGTCTTATCGTCTGAACCACAAAATATGCTTATTACGCAAACACAAAAGTCTGTTGCATCCGCCGCCAAGACTCAAGAAATCAACTTTAATCACCCAGTAAAATACTTGGTCGCTGTTAATGCTATGACCACTGCTAAGGTCAAACTCCAAATTAACGGTACAGATGTCACCGACTCTAAGGCGGCAAGACCACACTTTACATCGACACCAGTCTACTACCACACACAAGCCGCGGATACAACTGCGACTACAACGTTCTTGCAACCATTCTGCATCGACACGGCCAAGCTCCAACCAACTGGTTCTCTCAACTTTAGTAGACTCGATTCCGCGAGACTCGTTTCTGACGATACGACGTGGGATAACGACGTCTACGGTGTTAACTACAACATCCTCCGTATCGAAAATGGTATGGGTGGTTTGATGTATTCCAACTAATTTAATTTAGCCGCTTATTATAAATGTTTTGGCAATTAATTTTTCTTATAGGATTCGTATTTGTTTTAACGTATGACCCAAAATCTGGTACTTTAGATCATTTAGTAAAAGAACAGAAACCACCTCCACAAAATGCAGAGTGTAAAGAAGGTCATTACCAAGAAATACAGTTTGCAAAAATGGGATATTCATGTCCACAACAGCAGAAAACACAAATGGGTGCGATTATAAGAACTTAAAAATTTAGCTCGTATTTTTATATATAATGTTTACATTCGATCGCGATACTGCGACTATAGTTGCCGTGCTCATGTGTATTGTAGCCACAGTGTACATGTACAGAGAACTTAACAAAACGAAAACGGAAATGGATAACGTCAAGGGATTTTATGGAAACCTCATGGCACATTTATCCAGACCATCACAAAAACCCAAATCCGTAAGTGATGTTGAAATTGAAACAGAAAATAAAGAGGTTTTGGAAACCCAAGTCAGTGATGATGAAGATGATTCTTCAGAATAATCATCTTATTCAATTATAACTTACTAATGAGTAATGAAGAAATATAAAGCAATCGCGATTCCTGTCACTTTTGTAGGTGATAAACCAAGATTTCTCACTGTCCGGGATCGAAGGTTCAAAGATTGGATTTTCGTCACCGGAGGGTGTAGGCGTAGAGAGATCCCAAATCCCATTAGATGTGCTTTGAGAGAACTCGAAGAAGAAACCAGGGGAGTTGTTTCTTTAAAAAAGGGTGAGTATACAGATTTTAAATTTGTAGTAAAGGAAAGTCCAACTGTTGATTTAGAATACAACGTTTTCGTATTCTTTGTAGATTACACTATCCATGAACAAGCTGAACTTATACGAAAATTTAATGATGAAAAACAGAAAATGAATCTTAGAAAAATTCAAAAACAACCTATTAAGAGAACTCATGACGAAAACGATTTTATGAATTTTGAAACACTCGCTGAGTTTAGTACGAAAAAACAATGGGATCGCATTGTTAAAAATGTACTTAACAATCCAGAATTTTACGCGTGTGTAACTTCTACCGATAGAAAAACCTTCTCTATTAAATAATGAAGTCTAAGAACTATATTTTATCACAAATACATGAACTTCTCATTGATAGACACGGATATACGGCGGAACGCGCCGACAGGTACGTAGAATTACATAAAGAGGATAAAGTTTATGAACTCCTCGTTTTGAAAAAAAGTTTAACAGAAGAAGAAAGATACCCAGAAGTCTCATATAGACGCTCTATCTGGCATCGAGAGTATGACAGCGAATAAACAATATAAAAAGATAAATAGAATAATAGGTAAGTATGTTTAAACACTGGTGTAAAAACCAGGGTTTTGCTAATAACTCCGATCTATCACATGTGCTCATGGACGGTGGCGTTCTCTCCGTGCCATTTGATAGATTGAATGACTTTTACAAAAAGTGTATAGAAGCTTATACGATAGGCGAAAAAATATTTGTCGTCGAACAAAAAACTGAAAATTATAATTTTTTCATGGACCTTGATTATAAAGATGATGATGAATTATCTTTTGAACAAATAAAAAGTATATGCAAGGTCATATGTGATAAAGTCTCGAAATTTGGGGGTAAAGATGCTTTAATATCCGTTGCCGAACCTAAACCCGTAGATACTCTCATAAAAACGGGTATACATATAAACTGGTCGGAGTTTGTTGTAAATAGATCATCCGCATTAGCTCTAAGAGAACATGTTATAAATACTTTAAATTTAGCGTATGGTTCACGCGATTGGAAAGATATTATTGACATTTCAGTATACGGAAATTCTTCTCGAAATACAAAAGGAAGTGGTTTCCGTATGCCTTGGTCACATAAAAAGGGAAAACATGAAGCATGTGCCGGTCAGGGATGTGAATTATGTAATAACACTGGTAAAGAAACACAGAGTGAATACTTACCTATATTTATATACAAACACGGCCCCTTATCTATATTACAAAAAACGGAACAAACACCTTCATTAGATATGTTACATATGGCAACTTTACGTACAGAAAGTACCAATCCTGTTATAATCGAAGGAAGTTCTAGTAAGAATGAAGGAAATAATTTTACAAAAATACAAACAAAAAATGAATTCAAGAATCAAGAGGCTCTTTTACTCGTTGAAGCATTTGTTCGTAAACACGTGGAAGGACAGGGTGCCGCATCAATCACCAAAATGTTTAAACATAAAAATCAATTTCTTGTTTCAACAAACTCTAAATATTGTGAAAATAAAAAATGTAATCATAATTCTAACCATGTATGGTTTCATATAATAGGAGATACCATATCCCAAAAGTGCTTTTCCACGACTAACATACTAAGACAGTATGGATTTTGTAAAGATTTTTCAGGTAGACGACACCAACTTACTAAAAAAATAACGGATATTATTTACGAAGATGGTAAAGTTGAAAAGTATACACCCAAAAAGAAGGTCGTTACATCACCCGAACCAGAACAAGATTTACTTGAAAAATTTATAAAAAAGTATATCGTTAAAAAAGAAACATTCTCAATAGAATCACTCAAGCGCGAAGGAGTTAAGAAATACACAGTAAAAACAAGGGAAATATGTGATACATGTAAAGAGACTATTTCTTTCACTATTACCAAGGGACAAATACAACAAGTGTGTAGATGTAAATGTCGTGCGCATAACCTCACAGATAGAATTGTAAATACGCTTGCGTAATGTAGTTAAAAGAATAAACGTACGTTAATTTATAATGACAAAAGTAGTTACTGCTCCCTTACGCACACGTTCCGGGCGTATTTCAAAGGTTCCGGAACGTTTAGATCCGCTCGAAGATCTTCCAGAAGATGATTATTCGGACGATGATTATGAAACTGAAACAGATATTGAAAGTGAAATTGATCTCCTCCAGACAGATGACGAAGATGATTTTGAAGATGATGACAGTGATATGGATGAAAATGGTAATTTAAAAGGGTTTGTTGTTGACGACGAAGAAGATGAGAATGAGGAATAATAAGCTTAAAAAAATAGATGTACCTTTTATAAATGGAAGCCGAAGTTGGTACACCGATCGAATACAATCCAGATGAATTTACAAATAAAGAGATGGACGATCAGAAAGATCAAGAACCGGAAAATAATGAACAGTATTATTTTCCACCTCCGCAACACTATTATGAACCACACCCACAACAACCCCTTCCCAAAGAAGACATATTTTCAAATCTCGATAAAACGGCGTATGTTATTATATTTGTTTCCTTTATTTTAGGGTTTTTCATGGGTAAAACCATGCAACCAGTCATTCTTAGACCTGGATAGGTTTACCTTCAATCCACAAATGTTCAGAAGATGTTTGTTGACCTTCAAAATCACCTATAGATCCAAGTTTTGGTTCTGTAAAATATGCGCGACTCACAACGAGTGGGTCATCTAATATATCTTGTGCAACATCCGACGCACTTACATTTTTAGTACCCGTTTTACTTTTTCGATCTTTATACAATCGTAAAAATAAACTGAACATAGCTAATACAATAATTATGGTGATTATATTCAATATAATACTCAACATACTTACATTTATATAACAAATTTATTTAGATTCTACCTCTTCACCTTCCTCGACTTCACCTTCACCTTTCGTATCCTGAGCTTCCGTAGACGCCGCCCCAGCCTTCTCGGCCTCTTTATCAAATTTTTCCATCGCCTCGATCGAATTAAATCCCCTTTTCTCAGCCTCCTTTTTGAGATTTTCTTTAGCTTCGATTTCACGCTTTTCTTTTCTTTCTTCAATTTCCTTAGCAACAACAATATCGGCCTCTTTAACAAGTTCTTCCATTGGTGTATCTGGTTTTTCCTTTTGAAGACGTTCAAGAACTTCGGCTGGATGACTGATTGGTGGTTCATCAGGTTTAGAATAATACTTGGAATTTTCATCACCCGGTTTTATAAACGTGGACGCATTTTCCATCATATCACGTTTACGTTCAGCAAACATTTTTGCAGCTTGCGCTTGATTTTCTCTATATCCCGTCATGAGTTCTTCAAGCTTTTCGTTCGAGTAGTGTGCGTCTTCAATTTTCGCTGGATCCGGTGGAATTAACAACCATTTATACATATCGACAACGTAAATATCGAACGTCGCATCTTCTTTTTGAAGACGTTTAGCGTGCGATGCGGCTTCATCTCGTGAATTAAATGCACCTCTGATCTTAATCCCGAACTTATCGTTCTTTTGAGGTGCTTCCGGTCCTATGACGGAAAGACATGCATACAATTGACCAGGAACGGTCGTATAATCTTGTTCAAGGGTTGACATTATTTTATATACTAACAAAGCTTAAAAACTTTAAGCCTTTTCATTAAAAATATTAGTATATATTAAAATGATTTTCGATATTTTGTTTTTACCACTTAATATAATAGGTATCAGGCCACAAAAATGGTTTGATAACTTAGAAATGTTGTCAAGTATGTCAAGTGCAATGATTATGTGTTGCTTCTGTTTGATAGTATTATCAAAATTATGATGATAAATTCATGGAAGATATGGGACATTAAGAAATATTATTTGTCGGTTATAAACCTAAGTAGGTATATATCAATATAAATTTGATAAAATGAAACAAAACGGTAAAGGTGGTGAAAAAACGAACAAATGGGGTAAAGTCTTCGAAAATGAAACATCTGATTTTGAAGACGGTGAAATTATTTCAATAAATGGATTCGATTATGTATATATCGATCAGAATAATTCTATTGCCTACCTCGAACAGTTTAAAGGTGAAAAGGAATACGTTAAAAAACTAAAACCCGATGGATTGTTTCGTCGTTTATGTGATAATTACGTACATATCATTGAAAAGAAACATCAGCTTGGATCGGGAACAACTGATGAAAAAATTGGTTTAGGAACACATAAACTTAAACAGTATTCAAAAAGATATCCAAATGCGGATTTTAGGTTTTCGTATATGTTAAATGAGTGTTTTTGGAACTCCTTGAGATACGAAGACACATACGAAATCATGTCTGAAGAAGGTATTGGGTTTTTCTTCGTGGGTGGTGAAAATGCAGCTATGCGTAAAACAATACTCACGAACAATTCTAAGAAAAAGAATGTTTATTTTCCTGCTAAATACGAAGCTGATTGGAAACCTATTTTCGAACATATCCATGTACGAGCACCTCCATTGTTTTAGATGATGGATCTTTACTATTTATAGCCCGCCTCGCAATAACATCTTCAATCCTGTAATCATTAAAACTACTGGTTACGAGATCGACTTTTGCATTTGACATTACAAAATCAATAGTAGAACTTTTTAATAATTTAAATAAATCTTCATGATCACCTATACCAAATCCATCTTTCGTATACCCTACAAAACTTGCAACACTTTCAGGTGCATAGGGTGGGTCCGCATATATAAAATCCCCATCGTTTACGGTTTGTGTGAACGCGACCCTAAAATCACACCATTTGAAAACCACATTTTTTATAAGGTCTTGTATTTTTACTAACTCGTCTAAAGATACTACTAACGGTGTCGTTTTATAGTGCCCATACGGTACGTTAAACCCGTTCGGTCCTTCTCTATACACACCTCTAAAACACGTCTTGTTTAGAAAAATTAATGTCGCGGCATGTACATGTGTCGTAGGTATCAAATCGTTATACTTTTTACGTACCCAATAATAATAACTTTCCTTCGATGTAAGACCGTCCTCTTCAGTTTGTGGTTTACGGTTTACTTCCGTACCGGTACAAGTATCATATGTTTTAAAAAGTTCAGTTAAATGGTCGTGTACGTCTTTAGGATTCGTTTGTATTTGTCTATACATATTTATTAATTTTTGATTTTTATCGTACGCATAGACTTTACCTTTTACGGTAATATCTTTACTCTCAAGCAACCCAAAGAGAACACTCCCACCACCTACGAATAGTTCATGATAATTTTCTATTTCATGTGGAAAAGTTTCCAAAACTTTATCGAGAATTTGTGTTTTACCACCGACCCATTTAATAATAGGTTTCATTTATATTAATTAGAATTTTCTTTTTAACCTTAGTAATTCCATTTAAAAAAGAAAAACCATTATAAATAAATGGAGGAGATACGTAAGTACCATAACGAGTCTAAGCGTCTCCTCATCCAATCGGCTACCCGCGAAGGCGACAGCATTTTGGATGTAGGATGTGGATTTGGTGGTGATCTCCAAAAGTGGCGACACGCCGGTGCAAATATAAGCATGTGTGAACCGAACCCGGACTCACTTAAGGAGGCTAAGTCGCGCGCGAAGAATATGAAAATACGTGTCAACTTTTACGAGGGTGATATATTCGCAAGCCCACAAAGAAAATACGATGTCATATGTTATAACTTTGCGTTACACTATATATTCGAAACAAACACGTTATTCGAAACGTCTTTATTAGCAATTAAAAATAGAATGAAACCCGGGGGTCAATTTATAGGGATTATACCGAATTCCGATAAGATTATCATGAACACGCCGGTGAAAGACGATTTAGGGAACTATTTTCTAATGAAAAATACAAGTTCTGGAAACTTTGGCGAAAAGTTATATGTCCATTTAGCCGATACGCCATATTACGCCGACGGACCTAAGGTCGAACCTATAGCGCATAAGGATATGTTGTTTACACGTCTGGAAGATTTGGGGTTTACTTTAACACTGTGGGAAGATCTTAAAGGAAACCCAGTTTCGGATTTGTATAGTAAATTTAGGTTTGTGTATAGAAAATAATTACTTTTTATTATTCAAGTTTTTTAATTTTTTTAAATTTTCCATTTTCGCGTCATAAAGTAGTCTACCTTCTTCACTTAATTCATCCATTTCCTTTTGTACAGATTGTAATGAATTCATTAAAGTGGCCTCTTTAGAACGAAGTTTTTTCATGGTTTTTACCATTACACCCTCCCTGGCTCTAATTTTATTTACACGGCTTCGTAATACTTTTTTATTATCAGTCATCGTTAGTTTATATTTATTATAAATATTTTTTTATTACCGTGAATTGATAGAGGACTTATACGGTGGCGAGGTTTGTGTATAGAAAATAATTTTCATGTCATAAACGTATGACATCTTGCGACACCCTGCTGTTATTGAAATACTTAAAATGTATTAAGAATTTTTATTATTAAAATCAGTTAAAGCAGATTGAATAGCATCTTCCGCGAGCATAGAACAGTGTAATTTTACGGGAGGTAAATTTAAATATTTAGCAATGTCTTTATTTTTTATATTTACATCGTCTTTATGTCTACCTTTAACCCATTCCGTACAAACAGATGAACTCGCTATAGCGGATCCACACCCAAACGTTTTAAATCGAGAATCTGTTATTATTCCATCAGAATTAATACGTATTTGAAATTTCATAACATCTCCACACGCTGGAGCTCCAACTATACCGGTACCCACATTTTTATCATGTATATCAAAAGACCCAACGTTTTTAGGGTTTTCGTAATGATAAACTACATTTTTGTGATACCTTCTACATGCAAACCTAATATATCGTACGAACATTTATATTTAACAAATATTTTCATGTCATAAAAGATTCCCCACAACCACATGTGATTTTTGCGTTTGGGTTTTCGAATATAAATTCGGAACGAATAGTATTACACGTGTAATTCATTTTTGTTCCTATAATAGATAACAACGCTTTCGATTCTATGATGACTTTTACACCATCTTGTTCTACTATTTCGTCGAATTTTCCTATATCTTTTTCATTTGCGTAGTTCATAGTATATGTTTTACCGTTACATCCACGTTTTCTAATACCAATCTTAAGATAGGATTTCGAATTCGTTTCTAATAGTTCGCGAATACGTGGTACGGCAGAATCCGCGATTTCAAGAACCGGAATTTTTGTAAAAAAACGAACAAATTTACGCATATCTCTACTTTTTATCAGGTTTTTTATTGGTGTTTGGTTTTACAAACTTAACAAACTTTATGTTTTTTCTCAATAATGGTTTTCTCGTAAATGGGTTTTGTGTGATATTTTCGTTTGAATCGAGAATGTATGCAGATTGTACACTCATTTTTGCTAATTTACGAAATGTATT